CTGCGACCAATGGCAATTCCAATGGATTTGCCCGCACTGCCAGCGCCGCCAGCCGTGGCGCTTCGAGATGATCCGTTTTGAGCGCGAGCGCAAGGCCGATGGCAGTATGGATTGGGACAGGCTTACGCAATCCACGCACATGGTCTGTGCCGGGTGCGAGGCGCGCTTTGATGACCGCGCCGAGGTGCGCCGCCAGTTGTCCAGTGGCAGCGAGTATGTGCAAGTGGCCGAGGGGATGCCAGGTCGCGTGGCCTTTACCTATCCCGCCACGGCGGTGTGGTGGATTCCGTGGGGCAAGCTCGCCGCCGAATGGGTCAAGGCCGAGGAGGCGTGGCAGCGCGGCGACCGCGAGCCGCGAAAGCAATTCCTGCAAAAGCGCATGGCGCAGCGATGGGAAGACCGCACGGCGCACGTTTCGGACGATGCGGTGGTGGCAATGCGAGATCCGACCTACAAGCGCGGCCAGATGCCGGTGGCCCCGGCTCTGGTCACGTTTTGTGCCGACCCTGGCCAGATGCAAACGCATTGGTCGGTCATGGCATGGACCGAGCAGGGGGAAGGCTATGTGGTGGACTACGGCACGACCTTTGCCATCGAAGACTTGATTGCTTTGGCCTCACGCATGGAGTGGAAGGTTGAAGGCCGCGATGAACCCGTGCGCGTCATGTGCGGGCTGGTAGACTCGGGCGACTTCACCGAGCGCGTCTATGCGACTTGTGCCCGGTCGGGCGGCGTGTTCTTCCCGTCCAAAGGATCGGCGGCACAGGCGGGAACTTGGGACGCCTCGCACTTGAAAGACTACCCGACCTTGGTGCTTTACCGCTATGTGGACTTCTCGGCCAAGGTCGCGCTCTACATCGAGCGCATCGCCAAGAAAGCACCACCGCTTTTGCATTTCCCTGCCGATGCCGGCGAAGACTTTTTGCTCGGGCACATGGGCCAGAAGATCATCGAAAGCGAAAAGACCAAGGGGCGCGTTTGGAAGAAGGTTGCGGGCGACCACTACGGCGACTGCACCAAGCTCCACCTCGTCACTTGGTGGGTGATGCGGACGCATCTTGAGCAAGAGTCAACCCAACCTTTGACAGACTCCGCACAAGCATGACCTCCGAGTTGGCCGGCATCCGAAAATATCTCAAGCGCACCAAGACCCTTGGCGACTTGCAGGCGATGGCCGATTCGCTTTACACGATCAGCGAAAGCGAAGTTGTCATCACTTCAAGCGGATTTGAGGGCGGCAGCGCCAGCGGCCAGGCACGGCGCTACAGCAAAGCCGACATTTTGAACATCGTGGAAGACCTCATCGAAGGTCTCGCGCCATCGGCCGACATCGTGAAAACGCGCTCGGTCGGCATGGTCTACGGCGACTATTCCGAGGCGCTCGTCACGCTCTAGCCTTTGACACTTCCGCCCGTGCGTGGCGGAAATCAAAGCTAAATCAAAGCGCGGCGGATACCGCCCCGGCGCAGGGCGTCCCAAGAAAGCCAACGCGAAAAACGCGGCCTTTGAAGCTGCCGAACTTTACCAACCGGGGCGCACGCTGGTCTATATGCCCACGGTCGAGCCGAGGCAGGAGTTCACCAACGGCACGCGCACGGCCATCATGCGGAAGGCGCGCTGGCTTTACAATAATGTCGGCCTCGCCGCTCGCGCCGTGGACGGAGTTGCCCGCTATGTCTGCGGCACGGGCATCGTCCCGCAAGCCCGCTCGACAGATTCCTCGTGGAACAAACAGGCCGAGGAGATGTTCGAAGACGCCTGCGGGCGCGAGGCATTCGGCTTTGACCGCGCGGGCCAGGTCAATTTCTACGAGGCGCAAAACTTTATCGTTCGCCATGTCGCCATTGACGGGGACTTCTTCGGTCAGTTCGTCAAAAGCGACAGCGGGCGGGCGCTCATGCGTTTTATCGGTGCGGAGTCTGTCGGCAACGCGACCATCTCGCTTACTCAGGACGAATGGCAAGACGGCGTGCGCGTGGATGACTTCGGCAAACCGACGCAATACCGCCTGCTTTCTTCGGAAGACAAAACACGGTTCACCGATGTTTCGGCGGATGACATCCTGCATTTTCGTCGCCCTGCCCGCCTCGGCTACACGCGCAGCCCGTCGTGGCTTTCCCGCGCGGCCCTGCATCTGCACGACATGGCCGACATCGTTTCCTTTACCAAACAGACTTTCAAGCTGGCCAGCCAGCCCGCATATATCCTCGAAAGCCCCGACGCCATGCAGATCGGCATGGGTGCGGCGCTCAAGAAACAGGACCAAGGCACGGGCAGCGTCACTGTGGACAAGCTCTACGGCCAGAGCGGCGTGATGCAGTTGCCGCCCGGCACGAAGCTCCAACAGTTCAAGAACGAGCACCCCGGCTCAAACTTCCAGAGCTTCATCGACTTTCTCGCCCGCGACATCAGTTGGGGCATCGGCCTTTCGCCCGAGATGCTGTGGAGCGTGGCCGGCATCGGCGGGGCCAACACCCGATATGTGCTGGCCGACGCCCAGGTGTTTTTCTCCGAGCTTCAAGATTGGCTCATCAACTCCTTCTGCCGCCGCTTTTGGAAATACTGGGTCTGGCAGGAGATCCAAGCGGGCCGTCTGCCGCTGCGCGATGATTGGTTCCGTGTGGACTTCATCCCACCCGCACGGGCCACGGTAGACTTTGGCCGCGACACCAAAGCCCTCCTTGAGATCGTCCGCACCGGGGCCATGAGCACCCGCCGATTCGCGGAGATGCACGGACTGGATGAGGAGAGCGAAGAAGATGCGGCGATTGCCGCCGCTGTTCGCCGCAAAGAAAAGTGCGAGGCGGCAGGATTGGTTGTCACGGACGTTTTCCCGCCTGCGCCCGGTTCGCCCGCGCCGATGGCGGCACCGAACAACGAAGACGAAGAGCGCGCCGAGCCAATGCCGCCGCCCGAAGAGCCAGCGCCCTGACTTTGACACACGGGCCGAGGCATGGCCCAAAAATGGTATGCGTTTAAGTCTTCCGACCAAAGCGGCGAGGTCGAACTTTCTCTTTACGACGAAATCGGTTCTTTCGGCATCGGCGCGAAGCAGTTCATTGCCGAACTCAAAGAATACAAAGACAAGCACATCCACCTCCGCATCAACTCGCCCGGCGGCGAGATTATCGAAGGTTCGGCCATCTACAACGCCCTGACCCGCCACGAAGGCGGGCTGACGGTTCACATCGACGCCTTGGCCGCAAGCATGGCCAGCGTCATCGCCATGTCGGGCAACCCGGTCTACATGGCCGACAACGCGCTGCTCATGATCCACAACCCGTGGACGCTCGCAGCCGGCGAGTCCAAAGACCTCCGCAAACAGGCCGATCTGTTGGACACGATGAAGTCCAACCTCATACGCGCTTACCAAAAGAAGAGCGGCATGGAGGAGAAAGCCATCGCCAAGTTGATGGACGAAGAAACCTGGCTTGATGCCGTCGAGGCCGTGGCCCTCGGTTTTGTGGACGCCATCGAAGACGGCATTCCTGCCGCAGCCAGCGCCAAGGACTTGCGTGCGCGGTTTGACACTTACGCCAAGGCCAAGATGGAAAATACCGTCATCTCCGAAACCGAGGTTTCCGCGCCTGCCGCCGAACCCGTGGTCGAGGAAACGCCAGTGACCGCTGAAGCCGTCGAGTCCGACGCGCCTGCGGTCGAAGAACCCAAGACCGAAGAAGCGCCCGCAGCCGAAGAGGCCAAGGCCGCGATTAGCGCGGACGCTTTCGTCGCCAAACTTTCCGAACTGACCGCCAAGTTGGCTGAAGTCGAAGCGCGGGCAACCGCCGCCGAAGCCGAGCTTGCCAAGGTCAACGAAGCATTCGCCGCTCTTGAGAAAGGCGCGGGCGTTGCTGCGGCTTCAGTCGTTCCGACCGTCGCCACCGAAGACAAGTCCGATCCCGTCGCTCAGTGGATGGATGCGGTCGAGCGCAAGGACTACGCCGAAGCCGGCCAACTTTACGCGGCGAACAAACGCGCCATCTGGGCCGCACGCGAAAAACTTTCCAAGGCCACCAGCTAAGGAATCCAAACCAAACAACCAACCCAACTAACCAGCTAAAAATATGGCAAACGTATTCGACTCGGGACTGGTGGTCTCCACCATCTCGCAACAGGTTCAGACGGTCTTGGCAAATCGCCTCGCCCCTCTGCG